GTTCGGTCCCAGGTGGCAGTATCAATCTAACCACAGGTGTGAGTGGTGATGAAAGCGGCGGTGGCACTTGGACATTTGACGGTGCTGGTAATCTAACATTCCCGGATGCCACAGTTCAAAACACAGCCTGGACTGGCAATGCCAATATATCAAGTTTAGTCAACGGTGCTTACACAGCAAGTCTTGGCGCAGGTGGTGAATTTACCTTACCCGGTAATATAACATTGCCCAACAGTGCGGTGATAAAAGACACTGTGGGTTATGCCGTGGCATTTGGTAGATTTGCTGGAGCAGTCACACAAGGTTTGCATGCCGTAGCCATTGGTGATACAGCTGGTTATACTGGACAAGTCGCTGGTGCAGTGGCTATCGGATGGCAAGCTGGCGAAGACTCCCAAGGTGGTTCAGCGGTGGCCATTGGTAGCGCAGCCGGTCGAACCTCACAAGGCCAATGGGCAGTGGCCGTTGGTAGCGAAGTTGGCCAAACCACACAAGGCCAAGCAGCAGTGGCCGTTGGCACAGCCGCCGGCACAACCTCACAAGGCGTTGCGGCAGTCGGTGTTGGGTTTGGTGCTGGTTCAAACACACAAGGCACATTCTCAGTGGCCATTGGGTCTAGTGCTGGTTCAAACACACAAGGCAGTAATGCAGTGGCCATTGGCGCTAGGGCTGGATTTACTACTCAAGGCAACAACTCAATCATATTAAATGCCACTGGCGCTAACTTAGATCAAACCACAGCAAATACATTCACAGTAGCACCAGTTAGAAATGATGTGGCTAATATTGCTGAAGTTATGTTCTACAACACTACTAGCAAAGAAGTTACTTATGGCAATACATTGAGTGTAACTGGCAATGTTTCAGTTGGTGGCAACTTGACAGCGACTGGTGGCATCCGCAAGAGTGCTAGAGTGCTTACTACAACCACTACACTGACAGTGGCAGATGCCAGTGGCTTTATTGAGTTTTCGCCGGGAAGTGGCCCATACACTATTACTCTACCCAATCCTACACTCGCTGCTAATTCAGGTATTGGTTATAGATTCTGGCAGAACACCACAGATAATATTACTCTAAGCACTCCGGCTGGCGCTTTTTACGGACCAAGTGGTAGTACCACAAGCACAAAAGTTTTAGCACAGGCTACCACACAATATTGGGATGTGTGGAGTGATGGTTTCAACTGGGCTGTATTTGGAATAAAGATAGCATAACCACTTAATTATAAATTGGGTAGTTATCCACATAAATACTTCTATGAATAAAACAGGTCAAGCATCACTAGTAAAAGATCCTTATACTAAAACAAAATTTAAAAACGATAAGGAATTACAAGACTTTATAAAGTGTTGCGACCCTGACACAGGCTATCTATACTTCATGGATAACTTCTTTATGATACAACACCCTACTAAGGGAAGTATGGTGTATCATCCCTATGACTATCAGAAACGATTAATTAACACATATCATAACTATCGTTATAGTATCAGTTTGATGCCTCGACAGTCAGGCAAATCAACTAGTGCTGCTGGATACTTACTCTGGTATGCTATGTTTGTACCCGATTCTACAATTCTTATCGCAGCACACAAATATACAGGCGCACAAGAAATTATGCAGCGTGTTCGTTATGCATATGAAAACTGCCCAGACTATATCAAAGCAGGTGTAACAACATATAACAAAGGCTCATTAGACTTTGAGAATGGTAGTCGTATTGTATCAGCAACTACAACTGAAAATACAGGTCGTGGTATGTCTATTACATTGTTATACCTAGACGAGTTTGCATTCGTTAGACCAAGTATTGCTAGAGAGTTTTGGACTGCTATTACACCAACATTAAGTACTGGTGGTAAAGCGATTATCACTAGCACACCAAATAGTGATGAGGATCAGTTTGCTTTCATCTGGAAAGGTGCTAACAAAACTGAAGATGACTTTGGTAACACAACTGAATTAGGTGTTAATGGTTTTAAAGCATATAGAGCAGACTGGCAAGAACAACCTGGCAGAGACCAAAAGTGGGCTGATGAAATGAAAGCACAATTAGGTGAAGATCGTTTCCGTCGAGAGATTGGATGTGAATTCATTATTGCTGATGAAACACTTATTAATCCAAACACATTGCTTGATTTACAGGGTATAGAACCAGTGAGTAGAATGGGACAAGTTCGTTGGTATCAGAAACCAGTGAAAGGTAATATCTATACAGTAGCATTAGACCCTAGTATTGGTACAGGTAATGATCCAGCTGCAATACAAATATATGAAGCAAATACAGTTACACAAGTTGGTGAATGGAAACATAATAAAACTGATATCCCGACACAGATTAAACTAATGGCTCAGATAAACAAATACATTGTTGAATGTACAGGTGAACCTAATAATGTCTATTATAGTGTAGAGAATAATAGCATTGGCGAAGCAGCATTAGTATCATTAAACGAATATGGAGAGAATAATATTCCGGGAATCTTTATCAGTGAACCTGGAAAGAAGCGTAAAGGTTTCAATACAACAAACAAGAGTAAATTAACTGCTTGTGCTAAGTTTAAAACATTACTTGAGAGCAAGAAACTAACCGTAAATAGTCGTAGTCTTATTAGTGAATTGAAAGCATTTGTAGCACATGCGGGTAGTTATGCTGCTAAAGTTGGGGACACGGACGATTTAATTATGGCCAGTTTATTAAGTGTAAGAATGATACAGGAATTAGGTTCATATCACTTTGAATTAGATAGCTATGTTAAAGACCATGAAGAATTCATTGCCCCATTACCATTCTTTGCCGTACTAAGTTAAGGTTAAGATAAATACAATTATGCCAACGAATACAGAAACCCTCAACCGTCAACTTTATCAATTGTTGTCCAAATATAAACCAAAACCTTTAGACGCAACAGGCAAAGCTACTCCGGTTCCAGATGAAGCAGACATTTTCAAGTTTGAATTTACTAAAGATGGGGACGATTACGGAACCGTCTTTGTTACATTAGATGAAGATAGAGTGTTGACCGTTTACTTTGGAGATGATGTATCTAACAGCCCCGGTGACAAAACGCCTGGACTAGACTATGATGACTCTTGGAGTGGATTACTACATCAACTAAGTTCTTTTAGAATGACTAGAGGACTTAAAGGATTTAACACAAAGAATAAAGACCATGTTAACGATGACATGGCAAGAAGGAACCATATGAGAAACAAAGACAAAATAGCAGAAGGTTACTACCCAATGGGTAAAAAAGCAAGTTATAGCGATGCTGTACCTACAGTCAAGATTGTGATCGAACACAGTCGTGTCATTGAAGAGGGTGAACAGCGTTATCGTAACATCAACAGAATATTCCTAGAGAATCAAGAGGGCGAACGCTATCTACTTGATACTAAGAAGCCAGGTGTTGCCCGTGTTTATGCTAGACATATCGCTGAAGGTGGTAAAGTTAACGATGATCGTTGGAACCATGTTCATAGTCTTTGTGAAGAATATAGCAAGATGGCTGGATTCGTCCGTGCTACACGCAATGGACAATTCAACGAATCAGCACAGTCATTAGTTAACGAAGGTATCGCACACTATGTAAGTCTGCGTGAATCATTGAGCCGCATGACTGGTAAGCGTGGATACAATGCTTACTTTGAAAGCTGGACTCCTGCATTGATGGAAGATGAAGGCGATGAGACAAATCTAAATGAATTGTTTGTGCAGGAGACATTAGACCCGCGCATTGAAAGTGTTATGCCTATATTGAATAGAATACATAAGAAAGTAGCCGAGTCAATCGTTGACAAAGAGATGCACAAGTTAGCAGAGTGGGCTGATAGTTTAACTGAAGAAGAAAGCCTTACAAGCAATAACCCAATTGGTATTCCTGAAAGTTTAGACCAGCATAGTCCAGTTACACAAGCTATAACAAGACGCATACTAATGCAACACCCGGATTTATTACAGAAATATGGCCCTGAAAAAGTAGGAGATGCTATTGATAGTGTTGCTGAATATGTAGGTGATGTTGAAGAAATTGGTAGTAGTGATGTTAGTGGTTGGGTCAAGCAAGTTACACAATCATTGAATGGTATCGCTGAAGGTAAGGGAGATTTTGGTAAAGCAATTGAAAATTTACACGGTTGGTATGAAGTTGAAGCACATGAACCTAATACAAGACAATTTGATTTTGAAGATAACGAGGGCGGATATTATGCCGACGGTACCGTTATACAAGATTTAAAAACTGGTAAAATTAAAGTAGAATTTAACGATAAAGCAGGCGAGTACGGTGGAAATAATATCAACGATACTTTTAATTCTATTGGTGATGCTATGAACGCCCTTGGAACTTTAACAACTCAAATGAGATATAACTCAGGTAAGAAACCTAACTATGATACACTTGCTTTAAAAACACCAGTAGGTCCAGATGATGTATACAAAACAGATAGAGCAGGTAAAATAGGAACTCTTAATAAAGGCCGTATGGGTAATATGAAGGCAAGTACTCAGTATACAATGCGCGGTGGACCAAAAGGTGTACTACCAGAAGAAGAAGTTGATGAAAGCGCATTGCAAGCATACTTGGGTGATAAAAAGTATGGTCGAGATGGTATGGATGCATTACGCAAAGCAGGGCGTGACCATGCTGGTAAAGAAAAAATGCAAAGTATCCGTGCCAAATTTAGTAATAAAGAAAAAGAAGTAGATGAAAACTTCATCAACATGGATTCTCAAGCAGTCACCACCGAAGATGAAATGGATGAGGGCAATCATACACAATATGACAGAGATTTGAATCCAAATGACTATGATCGTCCTAATACAGATTTTAGTAGGGACCCTATTGAAGCCGGTACAGATAGAATACATCAGAAAATCTCAAGCATACTAAAGAGATTAGAAAAACCAGGATCACCACAGCAAGACAAGCGTGATACTGATATGGGTAGCATGTTGGAAGCAGCATTACCCTGGGAAGATGATGAAGAAGATAAAGATGATAAGAAACCAAAAGATACTAAAGGTAGTGATGGTTCTGAACATGGTGGTCATTCAAGGGCAAAGCATCTAGCAAAACAAGCTATTCCAAAAGAGAAGGAAGAAGTCAACGAGATGGACAAGAGCCAAACACCTCCGGGTCGTGACGGTGATCCTCGTCCTGGTCCAGACAAAGAAGCAAAGCCAATAACAAAAGAAAAAATGACTAAACACGCTCTTGACATTCTTAATAAATCAATGGACAAAGAGCATGATAAGAAAGAAGTCAAAGAAGGTCAAGATGACTTAGACCGTATCTTACAGATTATGAATCACAGAAGATAAGGGCGAATTACTTATCAAAAACCTCACTTAAAAGGTGAGGTTTGCCATAACAATGATAAATACTATTGACAGGTTGAGAAAGTATGCTATACTTACTCATCGTGTTAGTTACTTCATGGTGAAGTAGCGAATTTAAAAAACGAGACCATCTCAATTTTATAAGGAATATTTATATGGCATCATTAGCAGACATCCGCGCTCGTATCGCAGCGCAAGACAATAAGTCAAACAACAAGGGTTCTAACACCCAATCAGATAATTCTATCTACCCTCATTGGAACATGGACGAAGGCACTACTGCTAGTATTCGTTTCTTGCCCGATGGTGATTCTAAGAATGAATTTTTCTGGGTAGAAAAACAAATCATCAAACTTCCATTCAATGGAGTCAAAGGTGACAGCAACGCAAAACAAGTAGTTGTACAAGTTCCATGCGTAGAAATGTATAACGATGGTTCTACTTGCCCTATCTTAGCTGAGGTTCGTCCTTGGTACAAAGATGAGACATTGAAAGAAATGGCTAACAAGTACTGGAAAAAGCGTAGTTACATTTTTCAAGGCTTTGTGCGTCAAAACCCACTTGGAGATGACAAGACTCCTGCGAATCCAATTCGTAGATTTGTTATCAGCCCGCAAATCATCCCAATCGTTAAGAGTGGATTGTTGGATCCTGAAATCATGGAATTGCCAACTGACTACATTCGCGGTCTTGACTTCAACATTAAGAAGTCTAGCAAGGGTGGATATGCAGATTACAGTACAAGTAACTGGGCCCGTAGAGAAACAGCATTGACTGAGGCTGAACAAGCAGCAATTGAAGCACATGGATTGTTTAATCTAAGTGACTTTTTGCCTAAGAAGCCAAGTGAAGCTGAACTACGCATTATGAAAGAAATGTTTGAGGCATCAGTAGAAGGTGAAGCATACGACAACGCACGTTGGGGTAATTACTTTCGCCCATGGGGCTTAGATGCTCCATCAGGTTCACAAACTGAATCAGCAGCATTGCCAGTTCGTACTGCACCAGTACCCGCAACTAATCTACCCGCATGGGAAGATGATGTAGCGGCAGCAGAGGCATCTTTCACTAGTGCTCCTGTAGTTGTTCCAGCAGCAAGTCCATCAAGTGACAAAGCACAAGATATTTTAGCGATGATTCGTAGTCGCCAAAAAGCTGCTTAAATCTATATAGGGGCTACGGCCCCTATCTTAGGAGAACACTATGACATTACCAGAAGAAAGATACCGTGCTATGAAGCAAGGTAAAAAATTATTAGAGGAATTGTGTGATCCTGGTCGTACACCACGTGTACCTAGTTTAATCAGAGATCGTGCAAGAGCCGCACTAAGACACTATCCGCAAGATTGGGAAATTGACTCAATGGCAGAAAAATGTCCCGATATACTTGATAAGTTATCATTTAATGATAGAATATACTTAACAGGCACAAACAACAGATAACAAAGAAAGAGAGATTATCAATGGCAAAACCATTTGACGTATCGAAATTTAGAAAAGAAATTACAAAGTCCATTGAAGGACTTAGCATAGGATACAACGATCCAACCGATTGGATCAGTACAGGAAATTATGGACTCAATTATCTCATTAGCGGTGATTTTAATAAAGGGGTACCTCTTGGTAAAGTTACTGTCTTTGCCGGAGAGTCTGGATCAGGAAAATCATTCATCTGCTCCGGGAACCTCGTCAGACACGCACAACAACAAGGAATCTATGTTGTACTAATTGACAGCGAAAATGCATTGGATGAAAAATGGCTACATGCATTGGGAGTAGATACAAGCGAAACTAAATTGCTTAAACTCAATATGGCTATGATTGATGATGTGGGTAAGACTATATCAGAATTTATGAAGTCATACAAAGTGATGGCAGAAGATGACAAACCAAAAGTATTGTTTATCATTGATAGTCTTGGTATGCTATTGACACCAACTGATGTTAATCAGTTTGAAGCAGGTGATATGAAAGGTGATATGGGTCGTAAGCCTAAAGCATTGACTGCACTTGTTCGTAACTGTGTCAATATGTTTGGTAGTCACAATGTAGGATTGGTCGCTACTAATCACACATACGCGAGCCAAGATATGTTCGATCCAGATGATAAGATCAGTGGTGGTCAAGGATTTGTTTACGCAAGTTCAATCGTGGTCGCTATGAAGAAACTCAAACTCAAAGAGGATGAGGATGGCAACAAGGTTACAGAAGTAAATGGTATTCGTGCTGCTTGCAAGATTATGAAAACACGCTATGCTAAACCTTTTGAGAGTATTCAAGTCAAGATTCCATATGAGACAGGCATGAGTCCTTATAGTGGCTTAACTGATATGTTTGAGAAGTCTGGCGCATTGAAAAAAGAAGGCAATAGTTTAGTTTTTACAACCGAAGATGGCGAGATACTCAAAGCGTTTCGTAAAGGCTGGGAAGCAAACAAAGACGGTATACTAGATAAAGTCATGCTTGAATATACTGGAAAAAGTAAAAGTGTGATAAGTAATGTAACACCTACGGAGGAAGTTACAGAATGAGTTTAGATATAATTGCTGAAGTTTGGGAAGCATTGCGTGAACATATTGATTTAAGTGAACGCAATGATGCGGCAGATACTCTTGTGCATTTTTTAATTGATAACAATTATGAAATTGATGATATCAAAGATGCCTTCAAGGACAAAGATATCACTAAGGCATTGAAAGGTTATGCTGAAGAACATTTTCCAGATGAAGATGAAGATTATGAAGAAGAAGATTTAGACGAATGGGATTAAATGTC